TCATCCATGCAAAAGCGGTATCTATACCAATACCACGAATAACTAATAAATCCTTTTCACTATAATTCTCGCTTGCTTCACAAACGGAAATAATAATATCAAAAGCCAATTGTATAATTTCAGCACACATTCGTTTGTCAAATTTCGAAAAATCGCCGGCGACAAGTCTATCGGACCCAAAATGGGTCAAAAACTTTTTCATCACCTCCCATTCGGGAGACTGACAAACTATGCCACAAGCACATTCAAATATGTACTGATTAGACTGTAATAGTCTAATGAAAGATAAAGTGTATTTTCTATTAACTAGACTCCACGCTACAGGAGCTCCAGCAAAAACTCGGGTTTTACCAAGTTGGGCTTTTAATTCAGCTACAGCTTCATCTTTCAAATTACCACGAAATATAGCATTACTTCGAATACCATTTCTATAATCATCTTCGATCCTTTCCATTTGTTCCTCTATCTCTTTAGAGAACTTTACAGGATCTAAATTTTCTCCTCTCGCTTCAATAGGTGTAATATAAAATCGTTTAGAACGATTATAAGGATGTCCCATAGAAGTATTTCGATTAATCTTATCCACATACGTGACTCCAGCAGCACCATTAACGGCAGTGAAGTTATCATATACATGAATTTGATCTTTCAAAACACTCTTTGGAATAGCCTTCAATATATCTTCAGTAAAAGCATCTTTACAATCTGTTAAGATTTGAGGATCAAATTTGTTGGCAGGGTTAACCATCTCTTTGGCGGCTAAATGCCAAGGTCTCCAAGAGACCAAATCAGGGGCAGTATACTTAGTACTATAATTATACTTACTTAAATATTCATTCATTGGAGTATTTTCTACCCTTGATTTTCCATGAGCTCGAGGTAGGGTCAAAGAACCAACCACTTGAGCAGCACCTTTATCTATAAAACGAAAAGCAGACTTCTTATGTAAGTCCACAACTGCTACTGGTACTGAAGGAGCATCAACTATAATTCCAGTATCTTGCACGTTAAAACGTGTCATAGTCTTTATAGTTTCTATAAGAAATTCTCGCGTTACTTTCATAGAAGCAACATCACTAATAAAATCACTTCCTAGGTAATGAATACCCAGGATAGACGGACCAAAACCAGTCCTAACTACGAGAATAGATCCACAATCACCATAAACAGCTCCAGATGGACACAAACCTGTCCATATATCTACAGTCGCATCGACATGCTTATCATATATATTTCTCTTAAGTCGAATACGTTTCATCTGTCTAGCAGTTATAGAACCATCAAAAGCTCTTCGCAACAAATATCCATCAGTCTTACAATCAAATGTTTCCTGAGGGAACAAATCTATCAAATTAGCACGTGGAGGCAAACCACGTAATTCAACAAGTGATATATCACTGTTGGGTTTATTAAAAACACGTGAAATATTAATAACTACAGTAGTGTTAGGATTAACACCTTGCTTATCTGATTGGTAACCAACACACAATTCCACATTTCCACTTAAATCTTTAAAGAAATGTTGATTTACCATATAAATTTGTCCACTCACACAGAAAGCGCTAGTACGCCTTCCTTTTGTCAATGAGCTGCGTAAAGTTAAATAAACACAATTCAAGGACAACTTCTTTAAAATTTCATCATCACTTAATTGATTCCATCCCAAAGTTAATTTTCCTACATCCATTTGATGAAGTTCAAATTTATCATTATACCAAACATTATTTGGTTCTTCCTTGGATGCTTTGGGAGCTTCTCCTTCATTAATATCACTTTGTAATCTAGGGGCAATCTTTTCTTCAATTTCATTTATAGTTAAGAAGTTATTTGTTGAAACAATGGTATTATTGTCTGC